TACAGGTGGTTCTTTAGCTTCATTTACGGATTCATCTATATTTGGATTTTTTTGTTGTCCACTATTCCAACTATCAACTAACCGAACAAATGGAATAATATGTTTTTTGAAAGCTTTCATGATAATTTTTTCGTCTGTTTTATCACCAGTTATATTAGTCATACTTTTGGCCAGACCATTAACTGCGACTGTAAATTTTTGGTATGATTTTCCGAACTCAACTGCTAAATTATTAGCATCTTTTTTTTGACCTTCATTCACACCTTCTTTCTTAACTTTGGTGCCTTTGTGCTTTTTAATTTTTTTAGCCATTTTGTCACCCAAGCCCTCATTAGCTTTTCTAAGAGCATATTGTACCCTACCATTCTTAGATAATCCCCTAGCCATCTTTTCAATCCTCTTTACAGCACCAGTCATATTACCGCCCATTCTCTTAGCTAACTTAACTGCGGCATCAACCTTTGCCGATGGAAACATTTTTGTAGTACCTTCTTTAATTTTTTTACCACCCATCTTATTGTAAACTTTTATTAATCTTTCTAAATGATCTTCATCTCTAGCGTTCTTAACCATTCCTTGCTTTTCAATTTTCTTTTTAAACATAAGAATTGCATCTCTTAACTTACCAATTTCAAGCGGATTACCTTCGTTTACCGATTCTTTCTTTAGACGACTCTTTTCAGCTCTACCACGATTTTTAGATTGTGATTCAAATCCCACGATTTTTCCCCTTTTATGTGAGGCGTCCTTGCCATCACCGTTACCATAAGTACCCTTCTTTCGATTGTACTGATTTAATTCTGCTCTGTACTTCTTAGACTTTGTAGAAGATTGAAATTTCTTATACTCAGCCTTATAATCTCTTTTTTTAGCTTCATCCACCGGATTTTCTTTCGTATATCCTCAGGTTTCACAAATTTTTTGTTCTTTCTTTACAGGCAATTCATCATGCTTTGTTTTAGCATACTTCCTCACACTACTCTTCTTCATAGACTTAGCAGCCTTTTGAGCTGCTTTTGAAAACTTTCCAGCGGGTGCTTCACCCTTCTGTATCGACCTAACTATACCCATAAACTTTTGTTGTTGTTTGGATTTAGATGGCACTTATCCTCTCAGTATATCATTAATTACCGATTCAACCTTACCATACTTTGAATCACGGACAGTTGAGTGTTCCACACTCTCATTCATTCCACCAGCAGGATACATAAAAGCACCATGCGTAGATGGATTGGATACGAAATCAAATGCAATCAATTCAAAATCATCCTGTACCTCACTAGCACCCTCAGTTACGGATTCAACCGAACCCATACCACGGGAGCTGATACCTAACTTAATACCGCTCTTAAATAATTCTTTTAGTATGTTACCGCTTGGAGTTGGTAGAACCTCTACAGTTCCAACCAAATCATCTCCATTCCAATTCATCTCTGTAATATTATGTGATACATTGGCTAGGTTCACAACGGAGGATTCAGGGTGATCTAATTCACCCATAGCTCTTTTCTGATTAATAAAATTCTGAAAATACTTCTTAGCCTCACGCATTAGTATTTCTTTTGGGTATACCCTACCATTCTGATTTTTGGTGTCTGCTCTTTGGAGAACACCCTTAACAACTAACTTTCCGTTGTTCTCTTTCATAGCCTCACTTATTTGGTTAGGCTGTATTTCAAATGGTAGATAATCTACTATTAATTGTTTCATTAATCTTTCTCCATCATAATTTCGGTTCTAAGACTCTCCAACTCTTCTATCCATTGGTTGAGCCTTGTCAGCATATAATTCTTTGTCACATCCTTTCTCTGTATCTCAATTTGCCATCTCTTTAGCAAAGTAGAAATACTGAAAAGCGTGTCCATATAGGACTTCTTCTTATCTTCAAACGGCATAATGTTCTCGGTTACTGTAACTGACCTACTTTATTCGCTAGTTTTACTAACCTCTCACTTATTTTGTTTAAAGCCTTATGTGTATTCTTCCAATAAGAACGTGAATCCACTTTCAATTCATTTTTAAGACGAACATTCATCTTAACTAATTTATTTAATTCATTGAGACTATCTCTAATCTCTCTCATCGACCTACCAATTTTTTGTTTCGGAGATAATGATTCATCATTTCTGTAATCGTGATACTTTCCTTCCCTAACCACATCATATCCTGTAGAATTGGTAGATATATCTTTCTTTTTCTTCTTATCCTTCTTCCTTCCACCGCTAAAAGCCATCGGTGTCTGATATCCTGGTGTAGCAGAAGAGGTAGAAGCTTCTTCAAGCTCACTTCTAATCAATTCTCTGATAATCTCTTTGAGCTTATCTATCTTTGACATTCTTTAGCTCCTTAACTAATTCATAATATCGCATAAGTGTAACTACCTGTTTATCTTCGACTATTCTACCTTTCATTAAGGTATCTGCTTGATTAACAGCCTCATTAAGCTTAATCTTAGTAACTTTATCGTCAACTGTAGGAAGAACTGATTGGAGTTGTTTCTTTACTTTTACAGTTTCCGATTCTATGAACCCTTTTAAAGAATTTGTATTTGAAATGTTATTTATGTACTCTTTAAGCAGTTTTTTCTGTGAACCGCTTAGATTTTTGTATTTTTTGTTAAATTTTTCGACTAATATGCCATAAGCAAGCAATCGTAAGTCCTTTTCCTGCTTTCTATACCCTTCCACTAGCTCCTTATCCTTTGTTTTGGTAGAAACATTTTTTCTTGTGATGTGTTCTACTATTGTAAATAAATTTTGGGTTTTATTTGTAGGGTGTTCTGTATTTTTGTTTTCAAATAGCTTATAAATGGATGCACTTACCTTATAGTTTGATATCCTAGCCATAAAGAAGTCATTTACATTGTAATTTTTCTTAATTTCTTTAATTAAATTATATTTTTCTCTTCTTAGAGATGAAGCATTTAACTTTTGATGTGCTTTAACAACAGCCTCTACCAAATGGTTAGCCTTTGCTTCTGATTTATAATTTTCGGTTGTTAAAACCCTATATAAATCATATTCCTTTCCCAATTCCGTCTTTTTATTAAAAAAAGACTTTAAAATATCAGCAGCCTCCGCTTTTTTATTATTATTTAACACATCAACCGTTATCTGTCGTGTTAATAATTCAAACAATATGCCTGTATTGCGAATTTTCGAGTGCTTTGTTTGTGAACTCATATTAAACTCCAATTTATACAATTCTTCATATATAAATATATGATTACTTAATTTTTGTTAGTATTAAGAGAAGAAACTTCTTCCTTATACTGTTGTTCTAACTCACTAGACTCAGATAATAAAGATTTTGCATTATTTCCTAAATGTTTATATAGGTTTTCGTAGTGAGCCTTAGCAATTCCACCATAAGCCTTCTTCTTATCATGCGCTCCTAACGGATCTCTACCCCTTGCGCTACCATCCTTACTATATTTCTGAGCTTCTTTAGGACGACCAGCCCCATCGAACCCACCTTCGGGAGAACCACCATTATTATCCAACTCATGACCTGTTCTACCAGCCGCCATATCTGATGGTGTTCCTTGCGACTCACCGCTCTTAGCAGGATCGTTACCCTCTGTCTCTATTTGAGAGCGTCTGAATTTATTCTTATAGTCAAAGATAATTTGTTCATCATTTTTCTTAATATCCTCATCAGTAAAACTAAATATATTCTTATAAATCCATTCAGAAGATACCAAACCATCGCTTAACATAGATGATGCGAGAGATGTTTTGTTATTCCATAACTCTACCTTCTCCTGTTCGTATATTGTAGATGGATTTGTTAATCCTAAATCAAAGTTTACAAGCTCTTGATCCCTAAATCCCTGCGCATATAGGTGAACTACAGCAATCTTAGTCAATTCGCTTACCACAATCCTCTGTATTCTTTCTATTGTACGGGCAAATCTAACATCTTCAGCAGCTAATGTAGCTTTAGAACCTAATCCTTCCTCATATCCTAAGAAAGCCTTTGGCACTCTTAGAGATGCAAGTAATCTGTTCTTTAAATATTCAATATCATCAACAGCCTCATAGGTTAAACCAGCTAAACTTTCTATATTTGTTCCACTGTCTCCACCACGAACCGGTAAGAAGAAATCTTCCGTTAAGTTCTGTATGTTATATCTAAGATTATAATCACCTGTTTTTTCATCAATAACAGGCGCCTTCTTCATCTTATTTATTACCTGTTGCATATAGTTATCAACTTCTGCTGGTGGAATATTACCAATATCTAATTTAAATACTCTCTTTTCAGGTGCTCTCATTATTCTATGTATCAACATAGCATCTTCCATAAGGGTTAATTGTTTCCACACCTTTCTACCAGCCTCCAACATAGAACGACCATAAGGTACATAGTTAGAATCCGATAGTAATCTGAAATGAGCTACCTCATAGTTTTCAAATGTTTGAGATTCTTGCTTTTGCATTGTGTGTCTATTGCTATCTCCCTGAGGAGTTAACATAAATTGAACATTTTGAGGATTTTCTTCATCGTGATTTTCTAATCTAGCAACATCATAAGCGGACATAGGAGTTACATTTACAATTCCATACTTATCAGCAATTTCTAACTGTAAAAAGAAATCACCATATTTGGTCATGTTACGAATCCAAGGCCATAGGTTAAACTCAAT